GTGCCGGAGGCGTTCAGGAAAGAATCGACAGAGCGTTGGCAAAGATTTCTGACAACATTCTCGATTTGAATACGGATGCCAAGAAGAAAAGAACTCTCGACATTAAGATTGTTCTCACTCCATCAGAGGATGATAGAGAAGATGTTGCTGTTGAGGTTCAGACTTCCGTTAAGTTGGCTCCTGAGATGGGACTGAAAACTCAGTTATTCATCAACAAGGACTTCCGTAGCGGCGTAACAACCCTCACAGAACACGCAAAAGGCGCAATCAAAGGTCAGCTTACTCTTGATGAGTGCGGTATGTGCATGGATCCGGAAAAGGATTCAGCACCGACAGCAGAGGAACTTGGTTGCGATCCTGAGACTGGAGAGGTACTGGAAGAAAAATCAGAACCTCCGAAAGAGGGAAAGAAAGTAATCAGCATGAGAGACGCAGTAAATAGTTAGGAGGATATTATGTTTTTCAAGGAAGCATACGAAGCTCTCAAACAGGGAGCTATCGTTAAACTGCCGGAATGGGCTGGATATTGGAGATGGGAGGATAATTCCATCAAAATGCACTGCAAGGACGGAAAAGTATTAGATATTCGTGAGACAGACAACGTTGACTACACGCTCACTTTCATCCTCAGAGATGATTGGGAGATTGCAGCCGGTCCCGATGTAAAAGACTTGAATATCCAGACATTCACATTCGGAGAAGCAGTACGCAGATTAAAAGCAGGGCAAAAAGTAACCCGTAAGGGATGGAATGGAAAGGGAATGTTTGTTGTTTACCAGAAAGGTTATCCGCAGGGTATTCCGTGTAATAAACAGACAGCCGAAGCGTGGGGACTCAATGAGGGAGATTTGTTTGTATGCAATCCGTATTTACAGATCCGTTGCGTTGACGGCTCACATTCCATGTGGGTTCCGAGTATCAATGATTGCCTTGCCGAAGATTGGTGTAGCGCACAGTAACAGGAGGAAAATATGTTAAAAGCAGCTATTGAGAAAATTCTTTCTCTCGATGCTCCTCATATTGAGGAAATTGAGGGAAGAACCTATGTAGACAAAGATATGACACAGATCGGCAAGGAACTCAGAGCGACCAGTATCACAATGAACAATCTGAGTAGCCTTGTGGATTTCATCAAAAAGAGTAAGGCTGATTTCAAGACCGGTCATTACATCGCCCAGGTGGTTTCTCCTACTGAGGTTCGTCTGTTCTCCAGTTTGGATGCAGACCGTCAGAGAGAAACACTGGCAGTTGTCAAAGCAGAGATCCCGGAGTTTTCATTCGGTCAGTTCATCGGAAACGAAGAGTTTGTTATCGGTGTGCAGTCCAAGTTCTTAAACGAGGATGCTGAGGCAAATGATAAGCCGATCATCTTACAGTTTGCCGGAAATGTTAAGGCCGGCACTGTTGCAGAATACGGAGACACCGGAGTAGGACAGAAAGCGGCAATCAAGAAAGGCGTTGCCTCTCTGCAGGAAGTCGAAGTTCCGAGTCCTTGCCGCCTGATGCCGTACAGAACCTTTACAGAAGTTGCACAGCCTATGAGCAACTTCATTTTCAGAGTAAAGGACAATGACCGTTATGGCGTTACCTGTGCCTTGTTTGAGGCAGACGGAGGCGCATGGAAGAATGAGGCGAAAGCCAACATCAAAGCGTATCTCGAAAAAGAACTTGCGGATGTATCAAACATTTTCGTGATTTCCTAAATAATCGTAACCCGTAAATATGTTTCTGCAATTATCTCCTAAGATTGGTCTCTGAGGAAAATATGTCACGAAAGCCGCAGAACACACAAACGGTTTACCTCCTTTTAAGAAATTCGATTAGTTAAATGGTATAAACCCCTGACAAGGATCTTTTGTTAAATTACCCAGGAGCCGTCATTCCGGCGGCTCCACCCATAATGAAAGAAAGGAGGACTTAGAGATGCACAAGGTTGTTATCAAAGGAAATTATTACGGCAGAACCAGAACCTTACCAGATCTTAACGATTACTTACATGAGTGTGCAAGGCATCCTCAGATGGGTGCAAAAATGAAAAGAGATTACCAGATGATCGTGTGTAACGCTATCAGAACGCAGTTACCAAGACTTACGATTACAAACCCTATCATCATTCATTACAACTTCTATGAACCAGATAAGCAGCGTGACAAGGGCAATATTTTTTCTTTTGCCGATAAAGTTTTTCAGGATGCTTTGCAGAAATGTGGAGTGATTAAAAACGATGGTTGGAAAGAAATCGACAACTTTACGCATGACTTCTATGTGGATAAGAAAAACCCAAGGATTGAGATATTCCTTGAAGAGATAGAGAAAGGACCGTTCGATGGCTGAGAAAAAGTATTTTTGGCTCAAAATGCCCCGGAACTTCTTTGAAAAACACTATATCAAGATACTTAGAGCAAAGGATAATGGCGATCTTTTGGTTATGTTCTATATATGGATGATTACAGAGTCAATCGACCATGAGGGCAAACTGCGATTTTCCGAAGATATTCCATATGACGCAGAAATGTTGGCGGAAGCGTCCGGTTTTGCGTTACAGATTGTTACACAAGCGTTACAACAATTTTCAAAATTACAGCTTGTGGTTACGGAAAGTGACGGCACGCTATTTTTACCAAAATCTCTGAAAATGATTGGGTCTGAATCGGCATCCGCACAGAGGGTTAGGGAGTATCGGGAGAGAGAAAAAAACAAGACAAAACCCACTGAGACACCCGAAAACACTGAATGTAACGAACGTGTAACAGAGAGTAACGTTGACGTTCAAAAAGGTAACATAGAGAAAGAGTTAGAGAAAGAGTTAGAGAAAGAAAATAAAAAAGGGGGAAAGAGGGAAACTACCCAATCAATTTTTGAAAGGCTTCTCCCTGAGTACACCATCTCTGATGTAATGGCAGATAAACTTCGCGAATGGTTCAAGTATAAGACGGAACGGAAAGACGGATATAAGGAACAGGGCATGAAGTCGTTGTTAAAACAGGTTGCCAATAAGGTCTCTGTCTATGGAGATACTGCCGTATGCAATCTTATTGATGAATGTATGTCGAATGGATGGAAAGGCATTATTTGGGATAAATTGCAATCATCTTCTGCATACAGAAATAGCGGAGATCGCATTGGAAACAGAGTAAAGGATGTGGATGGCTGGTAATGGAAAGAGAAGAATTTAAGATTTTGGTAAAAGCTATGAAAGCGGTCTACGCACAGCCGACATTCATACCAGATAAAGACGCTTTCGATGTGTGGTATGGATTATTACAAGATCTTCCGTATGAGCAGGCAAATTTGGCGATACAAAAGTACATGACGAGTGAACGTTTTCCACCAACCATCGCGGATATTCGCACTAAAGCAACGGAGATAATTGCTCCGGCGGAAGAAAGCATGAGCGAACTGCAGGCATGGGCGTTGGTACAGAGGGCGTTAAGGAACTCCGGTTATAACTCAGAAGAGGAATTTGCAAAACTGCCGGAGGCGTGCCAAAGAGCTGTTGGAACGGCGGCAAACCTCAAAGAGTGGGCGCTGATGGATTCAGACCAAGTGGCAACCATTGAACAGTCGCACTTTATCAGGAACTATCGGACTTCGGTGCAGCGGATGAAAGAAGAGGCACGTCTGCCGGAGAATGTAAGGATGCTCATAGCCGATATGGGGAAGAAACACGCAGCACTTATGGAAAAGGCAGTAGACCCGCAGATAGAAATGCAAAAAATTGAAGTGCCGGAGGAAAAGACCGAACCACCATCCGGTATGTCAAACGAAACCAGAAAGAGACTGGATGAAATGTATGAGAAGTTCGGTGTTAAAAAGTAACGGAGGAAAGGGCAGCGCGCATAAATCCTGGGAACCTCTGAAATGGATTGAGAAAATTATCATACAAAGAGATGAGGGAAAGAGGATTGTGTCCGAAATGTGGCAAAGAAAACCCAACGCCGGAAAGATCCATGTGTCCTGACTGTGCGGCAAGAAATTCTGAATTACGCAAGCAGAACCGAAAATACCATGAAAGGATTGGGATATGCACTCATTGTGGGAAAAATCCAGCAGAACCTAACAAAAAGCTATGTTATGAGTGTTTGGGTCAATTTCAAGATAGTTATTCGGAAAAAGGGAAAACCGATGAACAGAAAGAGAAAGATCGGCTGAGGAAAAGGCAGTTAAAACAGACACGCATCAAAAACGGACTATGCCCCAGATGCGGAAAACATCAATCGCAGAATGGCGGTTTATGCCAGAGATGCAGAGCGTATCTGAAAAATTACAGAGACAAAAACCGATGCGATTTGTCACGTTCAGAGAGACCGGACTACGGCATTTGCTATATATGTGGCAAAAATCCAACAATGAAAGGGAAAAAGGTGTGCGATAAGTGTTATGAAACACGGCTGAGTACCTTACCGGCAATGTGGGAAAATGCGAATAATGACTACTTCCGGCAGCTTAATTATGCGAGATTTTGCATGATAAAAAATCAAAGAAAGGAGAAAACGAGTGGATCAGATTTCAATGTTTGATTTAATGTACCCAACATTTAAGACTGACAACCCGGTGCGATTGATAGAATTGTTTGCCGGGGTTGGTTCTCAGGCGATGGCACTTCGTAATCTTGGCGTACCGTTTGAACATTACCTTATGTCTGAATGGGAAATGCACGCCACGGCATCATACAAAGCTATTCACATGGCGGACGATGATACGGATTACAGTGCAGAAATGAGTTCTGAGGATGTTATACAGGCACTTACTCAGTTGGGAATATCCGTGGATGGAAAGAAACCTCTCACGGAAGAGCAGATAAGGAGTCATTCATACAGTGACGCATGGCGCAGAGAATGTTACAACAACATAAAAGCCACGCACAACCTTGTCAACATTTGCTCAATGAGGGGGGGTGATCTGGCAATAACGAATACTGACAGATACACCTACCTTATGACGTATTCGTTTCCATAAGACCTTGCCAGGATTTATCACTCGCCGGAAAGATGCGAGGAATGAAAAAAGGATCAGGAACACGTTCCGGGTTGTTGTGGGAAGTTGAAAGACTTCTGAATGAGACAGAAAATCTTCCACAGATACTTCTCATGGAGAATGTGCCACAGGTTATCAGTGCGGACAACATAGATGATTTTCATAGCTGGTGCAGCTTCCTTGAAAGCAAGGGATATAAGTGTTATACGCAGATCCTCAATGCAAAGGATTACGGCGTGGCGCAGAACAGAGAGCGATGTTTCATGGTATCTATTCTGGGAGATTATAATTACAAATTTCCGCAGCCGATTCCACTGGATAAGACAATGAAAGATTATTTGGAGGACGAGGTAGACGAAAAGTATTATATCAACTCCGAAAAGGCGCAGAAACTCATCAAGGACTTACGAGAGAGCGGTCAGTTAGATGGCATCTCAAAAACCGTTAGGGGGGGGGGCAGAGGCTCAGTAGACCGGCATCATTGGGATGCGGTGTTACAGAAGTAGATAGCTCAGATGAACCATGAGCCGGCCGTTGATTGTGGCTCATACGGGAACAGGTGGAGAAAGAGGACGCATAATGTCCCCGGATGGCATATCAGTGGCATTGTCGGCAACGGATTATAAAGATCCACCGAAAGTTTTAGTGGAGGAAAAAGTAAATGGCAGACAGAATAATTGTAGTCGGCTCACTGAACCCGGAAAAGGAAGTTCAGGACAGGGTTCGAGTTTTATCGGGGGGGTATTTGCCAAGCAATAAGGGCAACAGACTACAAAGATCCTCCGAAAGTGCTTGTGGAATCTACGATCCATACAACAAAGCGTTGTACAAAATGATATGTCCTACCCTATTGGCGAGCGACTACAAACATTTGAAATATGTAATCGAGGAACTATGAAATGGCAAATAAGGCACGCTGCATACAACTGGGGAATATCGCCGTAGGAAAGAGTTGGGATAATCCTCAGAGCGGAAGAATTTATTCCGTAGACGGAATTGCCCCGACCTTAAACACTTGTGGGGGGGGGCAATTTGGAACCAAAGATATTAGAAATCAAGGAAAGGAAAGAAGATATTGCAGACCGGGATTAAGAGGTTAGGCAATATTCTCCCCACTTCCACGAGAGAGAACCCAAACCAAGGGCGGGTGTATGATACCGGCGGCATAGCTCCGGCGATTACGAGTGGGGGGGTACTGTACCTTGCATAATAACAGAGACGGAGGCGGAAACGTGGTTGAAAGAATCATTGTTGCAAGCAGAGGGCGAAACCCAAGCAATCCATCAGACAGAACCACAGGCGCACCAACAGAACAACGGTTAGAGCCAAACTCAGAGGGGTTGTGTAATACACTTACTTCCGTCCAAAAAGACAATTATGTTTTGGAGATAAGGACGGTGGATGATGGATAGAGAGTATGTAGGTATCCGGCAGGCAACACAGAAAGGTTATATCGAATGTGAGATTGGTGGAGTTGCGGATTTCTCATACCCGACAAGTAAATTACGGCGAGGAAGAGTGCAAGGCGGCGGCCATGTATGCCCCACACTTACATCTCAAAGCATGGGAGTTTGCCGTATTGAAAAAGTTGTTCGGGGGGGGGCAGGACGGTATGCAGCATAGTGACGATCTCGCGGAAAGGAGTACAGAAATGGCAAAAGTAGGGCAGATTTCCAACAAGGGAAGTCAATGCGGATCTGTTTATTCTGATAATGGCAATTCTCCAACACTGACCGCCGGAACGCATGGAGATGCGAACTCAAAGGTTTGCACAGAGTACCGCATAAGAAAGCTCACTCCAAAAGAGTGCTGGCGGCTGATGGATTTCTCAGATGCAGATTTCCATAAGGCGGAGAAAGTAAATAGTAACACACAGCTTTATAAGCAGGCCGGAAACAGTATTGTGGTAAATGTTCTGGTTGCAATCTTAGGGCAGTTATTCCTTGGAAAAGAGGATGTTTATAGAGACTGCAAAGTTAAGACTGAAAATTTTTTTGGAGAAAATGTTTAGTCAGACAAACAAAAAAGTGAAAGAAAGGAGAAAAATCGGTATGCTAGGAAAAACCGCAAAGGAAAAACAGACAGACAATAAAGAGACTGAGTATGCTTCCTACGAGATTTGTCGGAAGAGCAAAGTCGGAGAGTATATTCAGGCAGGGCAGGAGTTTTTTGTGGCTGATATGAAAAAGAAAAAGATTTACAGCTCCAACGATCTGCGCCTGAGAGAGTTATCGGAAAAAGTAGACTCTGAGGACACATTCGTATTCAAAGAAGCAACTTATATGTAACACCAGAAAGGAGAAACAGAGAAGTGGGTAACAAACACGTTATATCCGACCTCTACCAGATGCAGTCCTTACCGCTTAATGCAAAAGTCAGAATGACACAGTGGAGAATCAGGGAGTGGGTAGATGAGTACGGCGAGGATGGCGTATATATCTCTTTCTCTGGCGGAAAAGACAGTACAGTTCTACTTGATATTGCGAGAAAACTGTACCCCAACATTAAGGCTATGTTTGTTGATACAGGTCTTGAATATCCTGAAATCAGACAGTTTGTAAAACAGTTCAACAATGTCGATTGGATAAAACCCAAAATGACATTCAGACAGGTTATTGAAAGATATGGCTACCCATTCATCAGCAAAGAGGTTTCCGAGTGCGTATACGGTGCAAGGAAATTCTTACGCGGGGGGGTACAACCAATTCTACCGTAAACTCACTGGATCTGGCGAGTATGCAAAAACCGTCCAGGGGGGGGGCAGACAACAAGTATAGAAAACTTAGGGGACTGGGAGAGTATACCCGTCAGAGTAAAGATTCTTTTCGGAGCAATGACGATGGGGAATATCCCTAACGGAGAAAGAAGTAAATACAGTTGTGAAAGATATAAGTTCTTTATCGACTGTCCGTGGGAAATATCCTCCGAGTGTTGCAAGGTAATGAAAAAGGCTCCGGCTCATGCCTATGCCAGACGAACAGGCCGTAAACCAATGACGGCTCAAATGGCGAGTGAGAGCAGATTAAGAACGCAGCAGTGGCTTAAAAATGGATGCAATGGATTTGATATGAAATCTCCGATTAGCAACCCTATGAGCTTTTGGACGGAGCAGGATGTACTTCTTTACATACGGCAACTGCAAGATGAATACGACCAAAACTTAGCGGTTTGTAACATGGAAGTCCGGCACAGGGTAGATAAAATTCAGCGAAGAAAAGCCAGACAATACATCAAAAAGAATCCGAAGAGATTTGAAATCTGTTCTGTATACGGAAAGGTTGTAACAGAGGATGAGGCACACGGTCAAATGACATTAGCTGATGTAAGCAATATGGAAATCTTTGACCTTGGCAGACCGGTTCTCAAAACGACTGGATGTGAGCGCACTGGATGTATGTTCTGCGGCTATGGATGCCATCTTGAAAAGTCCCCAGGAAGATTTGAAAAGATGAAACTCACTCATCCCAAACAGTATGAGTACATTATGAAACCTTGGAATGAGGGAGGACTTGGATTCAAGGAAATTATTGATTGGATCAATGAACATGGAAATCTAAATATCAGATATTAGGAGGTAAACAGTATTGACACAGGAGCAGATGAGAAACCTCAACACCATCGTAGAAACGTATGGAAACGATGCACAGGAGGATATGGCTATTGAAGAGTGTTCCGAACTTATCAAAGCCATTCTGAAATTCCGCCGCAGCAATGAGAAAACAGCGGAAATGAGAGATGCAGTGATTGATGAAATCGCAGATGTACAGATCATGCTTACGCAGTTGGGAATTGTTTTTAACTGCGTGGCGGAGGTTGAAGATCGAATTGATTTCAAAATCAATCGCCAGATGGGGCGAATTAAGGAAAGAGAGGCAAAACGTGATGTTTGTTAAGTCTCAGGATGGAGCGGTAGTTCTGAACAACGACAAGGTAACAGAATACAGCACGGACAGCAAATATGATGGGCGGTACAAAGTTGCTGCCCTCGTAGGAGAAAGCAGAGTAGTGATTGGCAGATATTCTACGAAAGAAAAATGCAGAATGGCGATTTCGATGCTTATGGACTGCTACACCATGAATTTGCTGTTTGCGAGAGGCCAGGATGAAAACCCCAGAGACTTAGTGTGTGAATATGTGGCGGATCAACCACTTGGAGTGTTCGAGATGCCGCAGGAGGATGAAATCGAATAGGAGGACACTATGAGCAAAGAGTTTTATAGAGGGGAAATCTTCTATATCCGCAACGAGAGTGAATATAGCGGAAATGTACAGGGGGGGGGTAGACCTGCGGTAATCATAAGCAATGATATTGGCAACAATGCAGGTCCTATCTTGGAAGTGGTTTACCTTACCACTCAGGAAAAGAAACCGTTGCCGACACACGTTAAAATCAACAGTTCAAAATATCCGTCAACCGTTCTTTGCGAGCAGATTGATACGGTAAATAAGGATAAGGTTGGAGATTACATAGGGCAGTGTTCTATGGCGGAAATGAAAAAGATTGATGCAGCGTTGGCAGTAAGTATCGGCATTGGAATTAACATCAAATCGAATGATCTGGTAAAGAAGTGGGCGGAAGCTGCAAATGAAGCAGTGAAGCCAGACGAGAAAGAACCTGAACCTATTGCAGAAAAGGTGGAGATGCCGGACATTGAGACACAGTTGGAAATCGCAAAGATAACTGCTGAGAGGGACGTATATAAACGATTATACGAGGAAGCAATGGCGCGGAGATAGGAGGAAACATGGCTCTGATAAAGAGAGACAGAGAAAACTTCTGGATGCTAAATTGGCTTGATGAATACATGACCGGCCACAAAGGATTTATATGTGGAGGATGTTTCAAAAACATATTCAATAAAGAAAAGGTAAAAGACCTTGATATTTTCTTTGAGAATGAAAGTGATTTTGATGATGCGGTACAGTATTTTGACAGCCAGACACCCGGATATGACGGAGACGATGTAAGAGATGAGAAATATCATTTCCACTACGAAAACGACAATGTAAAGGCGTACAAACACATTGAAACAGG